GGTCCAGGCCGACGCCGCCTTTACCCTGGCGGACGCGACAGTCGCCGCGGACGGCGATATCGAGGTCCAGGCCGACGCCGCCTTTACCCTGGCGGACGCGACGCTCGACAGCGCCGGGACCGCGATCGGCGGCGATATCATCGCCGACGCTAACATTACGCTCGAGGATGCGACTCTATCCGCGGACGGCGAGGTTACGACGACGGCGGTCCAGGCCGACGCCGCCTTTACCCTGGCGGACGCGACGCTCGACAGCGCCGGCGCCGTCGACGTCCTCGCCGATTCCGCGATAACGCTCGACGATTTTCTGTTATCCGCCGCCGCCGCGGTCGATATCCAGGGCGCCGCCGCCTTTACCCTGGCGGACTGTTCCGTATCATCCTATGCCGCCGAATCGATACCGCTCGATCCGCTCGAGACAGTAATCGCACTCCGCGACGAGACGACAGCCGCGGCGCGTATCAATCAAACGACATCGGACTCGCTCGTCGACGTCCGGACGGTCTCCGCGAGGGTCTGATCGATGGCTATTGAAATCGTTACAGGAGATCCAGTCCGGCGCCTGGTGCAACTGAAAAAAACGACCGACTCCGGCGACGTGGCGTTCGTTATAAACGGGACCGCGACCGTCCGCGCGGCCGTCGTCGACGCGGACAAGCTCAATAAATTAACCGACGACGCGACGCTAATATCCGGCGCCACCGGCGCCGACTGGTCGACATCGCTCGTCGCCGTGGTTATTCCGGAAACGGAAACCGAAAAAATAACGGTCGATAAACCGACGGTCGACGCATATATCGAGATCGAGGTCGACGATAGTTATCCGTTGACCTGGTTCGTCCCGGCAACGATTGAAAAGGGGAATATTACATGATCGACGAGTCACAGCTAAGGAGTCAGACATTCGACCGGACGTTTACGGTCGAACGATTCGCGCCTGATAACGAGGCGCCGGCGACGTTCCGCGCGTCGCTCTCCTCGGAGACGCCGGTCGAACGTTTTTTCGGTAAGGAAATACTCGTACACGACGCCGACGCTATTAATATGGAGCGCGCCAGCGGTAACGGGTTAATGATGTTATTTAATCATGACGTCGACCGGCCGATCGGTCGAGTAACCGATATCGAGCTCACGGATCGCAAGCGCCTGGAGGGCTCGCTCGGATTCTCGAAAACGCTTCCCGGCGCCGATGATATCGAGCGCGCGGTCGCCGCGGGGGATCTCGACGACGTCTCGATCCGATATTCGATCGACGAGTATCGAATCGAGACCGACGAGGACGGTAATGATACGGTTTTTGTAACGCGATGGAGTCCTCTCGAGGTCTCCGTCGTTTCTGTCCCGGCCGATTATGCCGGCTCGGGTATTGGTCGGAGTAAATCAACGGAGGCAATCATGTCTAAACATAACGAGCCGGCAGTCGCCGGACAGGCAGGGGACGGCGGCGTTAATGTCGTCGAATTCGAACAGGCAAGAGCCGCCGCGCGCGGCGAGGGTCTCGAAATCGGGCAGCGCCAGGAGCGCGAACGATTGCTCGGAATCGACGAGCTGTTCGAGGCTTGCCGTTTTACAGGTCCGTCTTACGACGCACTAAAGGCGGAATGTAAATCTCGAGGCTCCACGGTCGAACAGACTCGGACGGCCATTTTCGAGCTCATGAACCAGGAGCCGGAAGGTCAGACCGCGAGCCGGTCGGCGCCGGATTCGGAGGGTCGCACCCGGGCGCCGGTTATCCAGGCCGGCCAGGACGAGCGCGAAAAGTATTTCGAGGGCGCGGAGCGCGCGCTCGAATTCAAGGTCGGATTGATCCAGGGCCGTGAAGCCACAAACGAGATGTCGAAAAACGAATTCGCATATCTCTCAATGCCGGAGCTCGCGCGCGAGTATCTGCGTCGCTCCGGGATCGATACGACCGGCATGTCTCGATATGACGTCGTCGGCTATGCTTTGCGGCCGGATATGGCGCCAGGGGGGCGCCGCGACCTGGTCGGACACGGTCCGTCCGATTTTACAAACCTCCTCGCCAATACCGCCGGCAAATCCTTAATGATGGGATTCAATGAGACCGACGAGACGTGGAACGTTTGGACTCGGACCGGGAATCTACCCGACTATAAACAGCAGGACCGGGTAAATATGTCGAATTTCGGGGACCTGGAGGAGATTCCAGCCGGCGGCGAATACAAGGCCGGAACGATGTCCGATCTCGTCGAATACATTAAGGCGCGCAAGTATGGCCGACTTTTCGGAATTTACAGAGAGGCGCTACTCGGAGACGATCTCGACGGATTGTCGAGAGCACCGCGCGCAATGGGGCGCGCCGCCTCGCGTAAAATCGGCGATCTCGTTTACGCCGTTCTAACAGGGAATCCGACACTGAATCAGGACAATACCGCTCTGTTCGACGCCGGACACTCGAACCTCGGAACGGCCGGCGCTCCGTCGACAACGACGCTCGACGAGGCTCGTAAGCTCATGGCGTTACAGTCCGATCCGTCGGACTCAAGTCACGGCTTGAATATCCGTCCGGCGTTTCTGATCGTTCCGGTCGGTCTGGAGACGACCGCGAATATTCTCCGCCAATCAGAGCGCGATCCGGCCGAAGGCGCGACGACGTCCTTTTATGCGCCGAATACGTTCGCAGGGACGTTCCAGGTCGTCGCCGATCCGCGTCTCGATGCAGATTCCGCGACTCAATGGTATATGGCCGCGTCGCCGTCCGTTACTGATACGGTCGAGGTCGGTTTCGTCAACGGACAGCAGGAGCCGACGCTCGAGTCGCGCGACGGATGGACGATCGACGGTATCGAGTATAAAACTCGTATCGAAGTCGGCGTATCTCCGCTCGATTTCCGCGGACTGTTCCGAAACGCTGGCGCCTAATCGGTAACGACGGGCAATCATTCAATCATAGCGAGGGTTAAGCAATGGATAATTACTTAGGTAAAGGGGATGTAATCACGGTCGACGCCGGCGCCGGCGGCGTCGTCGGCGGGACGGTTTGGCGCGGGACCGATGTTACTGGCGTTTACGTCCAGACCGCCGCCTCGGGCGAGAAAGTCGGCGTCCAGGTCGAGGGCGAGGTGAATGTCTCGAAAGCCGCCGCCGCGGGGACCGCGTTTACCGTCGGGCAGCTCGCTTACGCGACAACGGGTCTCACCGCGACACCGGCGACGGGGGCGAATAATCTCCCGCTCGGTTACGCCATAAGCACCGCCGCGACCGGCGATACAGCGGTAAAGGTAAAGCTCGCGACGTTCTAATGACGTTTCTCGAGGATATCGACGACGATCTCGACTCGCTTTACGATCCCGATTTCGGGTTCGCGGAGCGGGTCGAGACGGCCGATGGTTATATTATCGGCATTTTCGAGTCGCCATATTACGAAGGCGATCCGGGGACGTTTGTCGGTGTTCGGACCTCGACGCCAGCGCTCCGCACTCGCACAAAGGACGAGCTCGCCGAATCCGACGAGATCATTATCCGCGGGACACGTTACACGGTCGTCGAGCCGATGCCGAATGGCTACGGGGAGACGATCCATATGCTACGGCTCGCCTGATGCTATTTACGCCGGATATCAGTCAATGGGATTGCGACACACAAGACAATCCGGGGCTCGATCAATGGAGCTGCGATACGCTTCCGAATTTCCTCGACTTTTACTCGGTCGCACCGGCAACAACTTACGCAATAAATCCCGACATCGGGCCGCTATTCGACGGCGTATCCTATTGGGTAAATGTCGAGATCGTCTCGATTTATTACGACAATATCAATTGTCGCCTATACCTGGGGACCGGGCAGTCGGAGGTATTCTCGACCGTCGGGACACACCGTCTCCAGGTCACCGCGGACTTTTCGACCGATCAGAATATCAGGATCGGCAACGAGCCGGACTCGTTAGGGGCCGGCGGGGTTAAATTAATAGGGGTCGAGCTCGTGAATATACGCGAACTAATACTCGCTGACATCGAGACGGCGCTTACAGGTTTATCGATAACCGGGTCGAATGTCTTTCGCGACCGGACGCGACCGCATGGCGCGACACCGGCGTTAAATATTAATTTTAACCAGGATGAGCCGGATTACGAGCTCGGGAAAATGGACTCCGCCCCAATGCAGCGACTCGAGGTTACGATCCAGGCGATCGCAAAAGGCTCGAGTCAGTCGGAATTAAACGCGATCGCCTCGGAGGTCGAGGTCGCCATGTACACGGATCAGACTTTCGGCGGGAAATCGGTCGGCATTGAGCGCGGGACAATATCGCCAGGATCAGACAACGAAGGCGACGAGAAAATTCAGGCGCTCGACATCAATTACGAAATCTTTTATCGGACCGCGGAAGGCGCTCCGGATATTGTGATCTAACGGCGGAGGGTTAAATTATGTCAGTAAAAAGAGGATGTCTCGGAGTTATCAAGGGTAAAGTCGCCACCGCGACGACCGCGACCGTCTTAATTGACGAGGTATCACAATGGCAATATGAGGAGACCGCGGAGGAGATCGACGCCAGCAAAATCGGCAATTGTACGAAGAAATTTGAGGCCGGCGCGAAGCAAACGACGGGCCAAATTACGGCGCATTGGGAACCATCGGCGACTGGTAACCAGACCATATTTACGGTCGGGTCGAAAATCTTTATCGAGCTTTATCCGGCCGGCTCCGGGTCGGGTTCGACCTACTACAAAACGCCGACGGCAGGGGCTACAATTACGTCCATTTCCCGCTCCGGCGGCGTCGACGGTCTCGTCGGGAATGTTTTCGGATTTTCCGTTAATGGGGAAATGACAACGACGGCCGTCCCGTAAACCCTGGAGACTTTATGTCAGATTTCGAGGAAAAAATACAAACAGCCTTTTCTAACCGCGAGCCGCGGGTCGTTCATGTTCCAGAATGGGGCGAGGACCTGTATATATACCCGCTTACATTGTTACAGCTCGAGGAGATTTACGCCGACGATAACGATTATCGCGTCGCCTTGCGGACGATCCTCGTCAGGGCTAAACGCTCCGACGGCTCGCCGCGGTTTGATAAAGCAGACTTTGAGAAGTTCCGGAAATGGGGTGTTGACGATTACGGGCCGGCCGTGATTGCCAAAGTCGCGCAACAGATTAACAGTCCGGAGGACAAGCGGAAACCGGACGAGATTGTCGCGGACAACGAAAAAAACTAAGAAACGATCCGGGGCGACGCGCGATCTTTGATCTCGCTTACGCTCTACACATGCCGGTCTCGGAGGTGGCGAAAATGTCCGTCGATGAGTTTCAATTATGGATAGCTTGGAGTCGACAGAATGGCGAGACCGGAGGCTAAATACAGAGTTACAGCAGAGGACAAGACAAAGCAGGGTCTTAACTCTGTTCGTAAAAACCTCGGATCGTTGAAAACGCAATTCGCCGCGATCGGCGCCGCGTCCGGCGCCGTTTTCGCGGTATTCTCTAAATCGGCTTTTTCCGCCGCCGACGATCTCAACAAATTAAACGATCAACTTAACATCTCCACGGAGGCGTTAAGCCAATACCAATTTGTCGCGCAACAGACCGGCGTCGAGTTTAATACGCTCACGACCGCACTACAGCGCCTCGGGCGCCGCGTCTCGGAGGCCGCTCGAGGGACAGGGGTCGCAAAGGACGCACTCGCAGAGCTTGGCGTCGACGCTCAAAAACTCAATAAGCTCGAGCTCGATCAACAATTCGAAGTCCTGGCGGACGCATTCCAGGACGTCGCGGACAAAAACGATAAAGTCCGTCTCGCGTTTAAACTGTTCGATACGGAGGGCGTAAGGGTCCTGCGGACAATGAAGGGCGGCGCGGAAGCGATCCGCGAGCTCCGCGGCGAGGCCGATAATCTAGGCTTTACACTGGACCAGGAAGTCGCCGACAGCGCGACGGATGCGGTCGACGCGATCGGCCGGCTCCGGGCAGTTTTCAAGGCGTCAGGCGTCGAGATCGTTCGCGTATTGGGTCCTGCGATTGCAGGGCTCGCAAATTGGCTATCGGAAAAATTACCGCGCGCCGTTAAACAGTCGGAGCGCTTTCTCGTCGCGCTCCGGATCGGTCTGGTCGAGACCGCGGCGAAAATAAAAGAGGGGCTCGGCGACGAGGAGGCCGCGCGCAATCTCCGCGACCTGGCGAATGTTTACCGGGACGAATTCGACGGGATATCGAAAGAGCTCGAGGGTTTTAACGTCAAAATTTCGGAAGGCGTCGACGCCGCCGACTTTATGGACGAATCCTTAAAGCGGAACGCTAAAAACGCAAAAGCCGCAAAGGGCGAGCTCGCCGCCTTAAATAAAGAGCTCGCCAGGGCGAAAGCAATAACGGAGGGCGTCCGGACGCCGCTCGAGGTCTATAACGACACGCTCGAGGAATATCAACGGCTCCTCGATCGCGGCAAAATTACTCAAGAAACCTTTAATCGGGCGATCGAACAGGCGCGCGACACATTAAAGACAGGAATCGGAATCGATCCGACGCCGCTCCAGGAATATCAATCCGGACTTAAGGATCTCGAGAGCGCGCTCCAGAGCGCCGCGATTACGTTCGACGAATACGCCGAAGGGCGTTTCAAGCTCGAGGAGTCTATCGACGGCGGCGTCGAAAAGACAAAAGACAAAATCGAGGAAACGAAAACCGCGATCGAGAAATTCGGCGACGAGTCGGCGCAAGCGCTCGAGAGCACGTTCGCCGACTTTTTGTTCGATCCATTTAACGCGGGGCTCGATGATATGGTCTCGAGTTTCGCCGATGCACTCCGGCGCATGGCCGCGGAAGCTGCGGCGAGCGCGATCATTAATTCATTAACCGGCGGGACCGGCTCTTTCGCGACATTGTTCGCCGGCGCCTTTGGGGGCGGTCAGGCGCTCGGAGGGCCGGTCCGCGGGGGTACTCCATACCTCGTCGGCGAACGTGGTCCAGAGCTGTTTGTCCCGTCCAGAGGGGGCGGGAATATCGTCCCGAATGGGCAAATCGGACAGCCGGTCGTCGTCAATGTCACGGCCGGAAATTCCGTCTCGCGCGATTCGGCGATGCAGGTCGGATATGATATCGGCCGACAAATTAGCGACTCGATGAGGCGGAACGGATGACAACATTTATTGAAACGCCGCGATTTCCGGAGGACACGCAATATAATACGGCCGGCGGTCCCGTTTTCTCCGTGGATATCGTCCGCGTACAATCCGGACGGGAATTCCGTAAAGTAAATCGCGATATCGCGCTCCACCGTTACAACGTGAACCACGTTAAGACGGTAACCGGGTTCGAGAATATTCTCGATTATGTGATGATGCTAGGCGGACCGGAGATCGGTTTTCGGTTTAAGGACTGGAGCGATTACAAATCATGCTCGATTGACGCGACGCCGGCTTTCGACGACCAGGTAATCGGGACCGGCGACGGCTCGACGGCGACTTTCCAGCTCACGAAAACCTATCAGCCGGCCGGCGCGAGTATATCCAGAGTCCGCGATATTAATAAACCCGTCGCCGCGACGATCGCGATCGGCGTCGGCGGGGTCCAGTCGACCGGCTCGAACTGGACTCTCGCAACCGATACGGGCGGCGTTACGTTCGCGACTGGCGCGATCCCGACGACGGGTCAGTCGGTAACCTGGGGCGGCGAATTCGATGTACCGGTCCGGATCGACGCTCAAGAGTTTATCCCGAATTATCAGACCTGCAATATCCTGAATTTTAATCTCCCGCTCGTCGAGATAATTCCATGAGTCGAACCATTCCGGCAGGTATACAAACCGATCTCGACGCCGGGGTCGTCGCGCTTTCGACTTGCGTAAAGATTACCGCCGTCGACGGGACCGTCTTCGCGTTTACGGATTATCACGACGATCTCGTCGTCTCGACGGTTACATATACCGCGATCGGCGGATATACGCCGTCGGCGGTCGCGAGCTCCGCGGAGTTAAACGTCGATAACGTCGATCTCGTCGGCTATTTCGAGGCGAACGGGATAACACTGACGAAGATTCGCGCGGGATATCTCGAGGGCGCGGCCATTGAAAAATTTAAGGTAAATCCGCGTAAAGTCTCGGACGGAATTATAAAGGTCCGTAAAGGGACGATCGGACGCCAGGGCGCCGGCGATCTGAATTACTCGCTCGAGGTCCGCGGACTGTTTCAGGGATTACAGCAACCGATCGGCAAAGTCTTGTCCGCGACATGCCGCGCGGAGCTTGGCGACACGGAATGCAAGGTCCCGATTGTCTTATCGACCTGGAGCGCCTCGACGGCAGTCTCCGCCGGCCAGGATTACGACGCGGGTATCGGCGACTATGTTATCCCGTCGTCGAGCTCACCTTATATGTATAAATGTATTACAGCCGGGACGACGCATACCGCGGAACCGACATGGAATACAACGCTCGGAGGGATAACGACGGAGACCGGCGGCGTCCAGTGGGAAACATTACAAAAGACTGCGACGACAATGATTGCACTCGCGCCGATTACCAGTCGCGCAAAATTCGCGACGGGTTTAACGAGCTTTCCCGACGACTGGTTTAACGGTGGTGTGATTACCTTTACGGCCGGTGACAACGCCGGATTGTCGCGGGAGGTCAAATCGTTTACACAGTCTCAGGGAACGATCGAAACGTTTATCCCGTTTCCGTTCGACGTCGCGGTTATCGACGGATTCTCGATTGTTGCGGGTTGCGATAAATCGCTGGCAACATGCCGCGATACGTTTAACAACGTGTACAACCGGCGCGCAGAGGACTATGTCCCGGGCGTCGATCGAGCAAACCAGACGCCGAAGGTCAAGTAATGGCGCTCGATGGTTTATTAACACTAGGCGCCGGGATCGTCGGCGGGATCGCCGGATTCTTTGTTGCGGGTCCGCAAGGCGCCGCGATCGGTTTCTCGATCGGCGCCTCGATCGGCGCCGGATTCGAAGATAAACCCGGGGTCGAGACCGGCCGGATCGCGGATCTCCGGGTAACGGGCTCCTCGTATGGCGATCCGATCAGTCGGGTCTATGGAACATGCTCGGCGCCTGGTTCGATGATATGGACGTCGGATCTTATCGAGAAAAGCTCGACGAAAAAAGAGGGCGGGGGGCTGTTTAGCTCCGGGACGGAGGTTACAACATACCGCTATAAAATGGATCTCGCGATCCTCGCTTGTGAGGGACCAGTCGAGGGGATCGCGCGGCTATGGGCTAATGGCGAGCTCGTGTTAAATCTACGCGCGGACGCTGGCGCGCAAGAGATTACGACGGATTCGGGACCGTGGGATTCTATAACGTTTTATACGGGCTCGGAAACACAGTTACCGGACCCATTGATCGAGAGTTATGAGGGCGTCGGCAATGTTTCAGCGCTCCGGGGGATGGCGTATTTCGTCATTAAAGGCTTAAAGGTCAAAAAGTTCTTTAACAAGGCGCCGAATTGGAAAATCGAAATCGTAAAAGATTCGACGACGAGCTCGCCGCCGACGATCGTAAACGCATACAGCAGTACGAATACACTATCCGGCCGAAATGCCGGCCGATACGACCAGGGGACCATTATTACCGGCCGGATCGATACGGCCGGACTCAATGATAACTATCAATTCGACCATTATGTCGAGCGGTTTGATCTGTTCGGTAATCTCCTCGAGTCGGAGAAATTCGAAGTCCGCGAGGCGTCGACCAGCTCGAGCGGGGAACAGCACATATGCGCCAATGATCCCTATTTCGCGCTCCACTTTAATATACAGGCGCCAGGATCACAGCTCCGTCTCTATTACCGCGGAGAGCAAGTCTCCATTTTATCGAGCGGATCGGGGCCGCTCGATACGGAGGATTACGAAGCATACGGGCGCGATCAGCAGCGGACCATAAAGCGCCGGAAAAACGGGTTAATCTATTGGGTAACGGTCGCCGGGAATGCTAAAGGACTAATCCGTTACACGTCGGTCGACGACAAGCCGACATTTAATTCGGACAAATCGCGCTATTTTAATGATATCGCCGCCGCCGGCGGGACGAGCGAGACACCAGGGAATAATGTTAATCACTGGATTTATCCGGACGCGGAAAACGAGGACAGGCTTTTTTGGCTATATACGCAAGCCGGCGTCTCAGATGAGTATTATATAACCTATCTCGACTTAGACTTTCAGGAGCTCGCGCATTGGGGCAAGTCGACGACGAATATCCCGATCGACGACCAAATGTCGCGGAATTTCCTAATCGGCGAGGGCTATTGTTTAAAGAAACGCTCGAACGTTTCCGCGATTATCGATCTCCATACGTTCGACGCGGCGACGGATAATTCGGATTGGACTCGCGACTCCGTTACCGGCGAGGGCTCGTCGAATAATAGCGCCGTCGTTCCGCTCGGGACCTGGGGCGTCGCAACACTCGACGAGATCGTTACGCGAGTCGGGTTAATCACGCCGGCCGGTCAATCGTTACAGTCGATCGTCGAGGCGATACACGCCGACGCGGGATACGACGCCGCGGATTATGATCTGTCAGGGCTGACGGGAACGGTTAAAGGCTTCCGGATTCCGGGGCCGGCGTCCGGCCGTGATTCGATTCAGCAGCTCCAGCTAACGAACTATTTCGACTTGATCGAGGCGGATTATCAGATACAGGGCGTTATGCGGGGCGGGAGCTCCGTCGCGACGATTACCGCCGACGAGCTCGCGGCGCACATGGCCGACGAGTCGATGCCGGACCAGGTCGAGCGGGAGAATGCCGACTCGCTCGAGCTTCCGCGTTTTATCTCTGTTACATACTTGAACGACGGCGGTAATTATGAGACCGGGACGCAATCGGCGAGCCGCCAGGTCACGGAGTCTAACAAGGAGAGTAACGTCTCGCTAAATGTCGTCCTCGATGATGATGAAGCGATGCGATCGGCGCATGTCATTTTATACAATGAACATCAAAACGCCGCGACGCTTCGTTTCCGGATAACCGAAAAATATCAAAAACTGACGCCGGCCGATCCGATTACGATAACCGACGACGGCGAGGCGGCGGTCGTTCGCCTGGTTACGATTAACGAGAATCTCCGCGGGATGCTGGAATGCTCCGGCGTCCCGGAATG